TCAAGACCATTTATCTACAGCGATTCCTTCGTGGGCAAGTTCCAACGTTTCGATCGCTACTTCATCAGACGTGGCATTTAGATCGGCTCCCGTCCAGGTTGTAGGCCAACAGTGGATCAGATTCCAGCGAATTTTTTCTTGACCAGTATAGTCTAGGAGGACAATAGAAATATCTCGGCGATCGGCATTTCCTTTCATCAAGTTCTGCCGCCATTTCCAGAGTTCGTCATTGTTAGTAATGCCACGTTTTAGGGTGATATTTCCGTAGTTATTCAAGCCGATTAATTTGCGTTTAGTGAGCGGATCGGTTCCTTCCCGATATTCCGTCGCCGTTTGGGATGAATTTAACCCCGTACATTCTCTAAATCCAGCATGAATAATGCCGTTCCATTCCACAAAAAAATTGTATCCAGCATACGGATCGGGTTGATGAGGTGCTTTGATACTTGGCATAAACAAATCTCCTGAGATTAATAGGAATTAAACGATTGCAACTCCACTAGAGCCTTGAATTAAACGCACTATGATGAATTCACTGGGAATCACGGGTGCTAAACCAATTTCGGTTACCACTTGCCCGGAATCGAGCGATTCTGGCGGGTTAGTTTCAGCATCGCATTTGACATAAAAAGCCTCTTCGGTCGTGGCTCCTTTCAGGGCACCTTGCTCAAACAAGGACTCAAAATAATGCGTTAATTCCCGCTCGATTCGCACCCAGAGCTTAATGTCATTCGTTTCAAAAACAACATCAGCTAGGTTACGTTCAATCCAACGATGTACGTTGATAAATAGCCGTCGCACGTTGATATAACGCCAATTGGGGTCTTTGCTTAACGTCCGGGTGCCCCAAATGCGAATTCCCCGCCCCGTCAAAGCACGAATGCAGTTCACGCCTCCTGGTTCATCTTTAGGATTGAGACGTTGCAATTCATCATTAGAAAAGTTGAAACTCAGGTCTAACGCACCCTCCAAAACATAGTTAGCTGGAGATTGATGGATGCCTCCCGCGCGATCGCTACTAGCGAAAATTCCAGCAACATGACCGCAGGGGGGGACATAACCCTGAGCATCTTTAACTTGTAACCAAGGAGCATACATCGCAGCACTATCGCTTGTTAGCTGTTGTATATCCCTTGCCGACACATTCTGAGAATCAAGGATAGCAAAGCGATCGCCTAACTTTTCGCAATGTTCGATCATCGCTGCTTGTGCGTCCAATTGTTGACCCTGATTTAAAGCCATAATATCGGGTGCACAAATCAGATCGATTCCTTCAAACGCTTCTAAGGCTTCCAATCCAGCCTTAAACGCTGCTAAAGTCGCTTGATTTCCCAACGGAACTACATAACACAGGCGACCGCCATTTTCAAAAAAACCACGCACTGCATAACCTAAGTAATTCGGCAGCGATGATTGTAGTTGACCAAAATAACCCTCAAATTGTGGCCATAGAGTCAGCATTTTCGGTTTATTAATGTCGTCGTTATTGCCAGCATTAACAAAACCTAAAAATGCAGGTATACCCGTGAGGAATTCAGGAACAGATGTTGGCAACACCTGCTCTAAATAAACGCCAGGGATGGGGTAGTTTGTAGCCATCATTTACCACCAGGCCCCGCCCACTGACTGAGTTGGAAGATAACGAATTCAGCGGGTTTGACCACAGCTACCCCAATCTCAGTTACGACCATACCCTGCTCGCGAATTTCGGGTGGATTGGTTTCTTCGTCACACTTGACGTAAAAAGCCTGCTCTGGCGTATCGCCAAACAAAGCCCCACTACGCCAAACCGTTAGCAGGAAGGCATTCACATTGCGTCGAATTCTTGCCCAGAGGTCGGGTGAATTTGGCTCAAATACCGTCCACTGAGTTCCCTCATCAATGGACTCGCGCAGATAGTTAAACAAACGACGCACATTGATGTACTTGAACTCTCCATTGGCATCACCTCCTATAGTACGTGCGCCCCACACCCGGATATTACCGTTGAGATAGCGGATGCAGTTGATACCTTGGGAATTCAGTCCAGCCTGTTGGGCTTTGCTGACGTTATACATTAGATCGGCTGCTCCCACCAAAACTTCGTTGGCGGGTGCTTTGTGAACGCCCCGTTGCGTATCTACGCGTGCATACACTCCAGCAATATGTCCGCTAGGTGGTACATCTCTGAGTCCGTCCCCTGATGGATTTTTTAGCTTAGTGATTGGGTCAAATACCTTAATCCAGGGGAAATAGAAAGCAGCATAATCTGAATTGTCAGGTAGAATCTTTGAGTTATTAATATTAGATTGATCGATTGCCTTGGTCTGGTCGCCATCTTGGTTAGTAGTAGGACAATCTAAGATGGCAAAGCGGTCTTGCACTGACTTGCAGTGGAAGGCGATCGCATCGAGTACAGTTTTGTTGGTAATACCAGGAGCTGCAACAATAGCAATTTCATCAATCGCCTCGAATTTGTCCAGGGCAGCTGTGACTGAGGCTTCGTCTTCACTCGTCACCCGCACAACATAGCAACGCGTACCCCCGTTTCTAAAAAAGCCGTACACAGCCTGAGCCAAATTATTCTGACCGTTGTCTAGGGAGAAGTCACCAAAGGATTTCTTAAATTCGCTGAAGTTTGTACATAGCTTTACTTCATCAGTTATTTTGTCACCTGCCTTTGAGGGAAAGGTTTCAGTCACGTAAGGGAAGTTTTCAACTGTTATAAATACCTGCGAATTATAGTTGGAATTAGGTTTATCAGTAGGAATGGTAATAGTATCTGGGATGACTCCAATAAACCCAGCGGTACTAGTACCAACACCAGCAATGGGGGCTGACCCGGATGGTACTTCTTGGACATAAACTCCTGGAGCGCTTTGAGACGGATTGAACACTACTGGCATTATTTTTACTCCTCAATAGAGTTGAATGAATGTGTTTTGCTTGAAACCCAAAAAACTACATTTGCCTGTTTATCAGGATGTAGGTTTTGGGTCTGACTTGTTCAACGGAAAATCTTTCTCTGTCACTTCACCTAAACCGAACTGTACGCTACCCCCTCCCTGCTGGTAGCCTTGGGCAAAAACAGATACATTTACAGTGCGCTTTTGTGCTTTGTTTTTGGGTGCCTCTAAGCCACTGAGTAGATACTTTCCTTCATCGTTACTGAAGGTATATTCACCGCTTCCCTGTATTTGCACTTTGGCTGTGCGGACAGAATGACCTTCTGGGTCTTTGATTTGACCTTTGATTCCAGACGGTGGTAGATCGATATTGGCGGTAAACTTAGGTTTACCCTCGTTATCGCCGGAGGGTACAATCGCCGTGGTCTGGGCAGAGTCGTAACGGGTGCTAGTTCCCGGCAATGTTGCCGTCAACGTATAGTTGCCATCGGGCAAATCGACAAAATAAAAGTATCCATCAACTGCGGTTCTGGTGCGATCGGGACGCTCAGGTAAAGTCTCCCAATCAGCTCCGTACTGTAAGGCTTTCAGCGCCAGCTTGGTTTTAAATGGCTCTGGCATCTCAGTGATTTCAACTATAGCTCCGCCAATAGTTTGACCCGTTTCTTTATCAGTGACTTTTCCTGCGATCGCCACCTGATGACGGATTTTCTCTGTTGACATCATCATGTTTCCCTTTGAGCAACTTGTCAAACTCAGGCCAACTTGCAATTCCATACAATACCTTTCCTACTAAGTAGGTTAGTATTAATATTTGTCATAAAGGTAGGGCAGAGGGCAGAAGGCTCCAAGGCAGAAGCGAGAAGACAAGAGGATTTTAGTCTCTTAACATTTGTTGACATACCTGCGTTTATTTGTGCCTACTACTTATCCCGAACCTTTTTCGATGGAAGGCTCAATCGACAGCTGCTTATCCACCACCAGTGGCACAGGTTCCCCAATTTCATCCACCGATACAGCAATAGTGACGGTGTAGTTGAGCGTTGGCTTAGGCTTTCCGCCGATCGCTTGCCAAAATTCCCCTAAACTTTGCAATAGACTAGGACGCAGGACGACTGCTCGTATGGGAAGCTCTTGTGTCTTGAGACTTCCCTGAAGCACCTCCACTGGAAGTTCTGGATAGCACAGCAGCACCTTCATCACTTCACCTAGTAGATAGTGTTCTGTCTGCGAATCCGACTTTTCACGAGGCCAAGCCGTAATCAGGTAAGAGCAGTCCACCCGTGTTGGAGGGTACTTTTTGAGTGCCGTGCCGTTGCTTTGGCGTTCCACCGACCAATCCTTGCTACGCAACCCAAGGTTTTCTCGCACATCGTAGAGGAAGAGGCTGATTGCCGGGGGTGTCACATAATTGACAAACTCACTGTCAGGTGTGACAAAGCTAATTGCGACTTGCGGCAACAGGCTATCTGGCGAATTTGACGAGACTAAGTCTAGCGGCAGTTCGCGCTTCAGCAGTTCCTCCAGGGTTCTATCTAAGTCTTTGAGCATAAATCATCCTATTTGGGATTAAAGAATCTAACAAATATTCCGAGGAGCCATTGACCTGCTTGAGTATCATGCCCAAAAGTTAGGGTGGACAGACAGATTCAGGCAATACCTCTCACTCAGGTAGATACATAGCCGAACTGTCATTGGGCCTAACGTGCAAATAGCGCTCGGTCGTTCCAATTCTGGAGTGTCCCAAAGTGCGTTGAGTCAGATGCAGCGGAGCACCGTGATCGAGACTATGAGAAGCGTGAGCGTGTCTCAACCAATGTGGGCTAACATTTTCGTTAATCCCAGCCCGTTTAGCCGCTGCCTTGACAATTCGGAAAACTCTGGTGCGTTCGAGGGGCTTACCATTTTTGGAACGAAACACCGGGTCACTAGCATTGGCATCTACTCTTAGTTGTTGCAGTTGTGTCCAAAGCGTTGCGGGTAATAAAATAGTGCGGACCTTTCCCCCCTTGCCTTGCACAGTAATCTGTCCTGTCTCACCTCTGGGCACCGTGTCCTTCCAGCAGAGCTGACAAAGTTCGCTGACGCGCAAACCAGCCAGATAAAGCAGCCGCAGAATCAAATAATTCCGCACATCTTTCTCACAAGCCATCATCGCCGCCACTTCGGCTTCAGTCAACAGCCGCTCCGTCAGGGCGTCCTTCCCTTTGGGCGATCGCATCAACACGCCGAGATTGACCTCTAATACCCCAGTGCTAGAGGCAAACTTCAGGAAAGATTTGACGGCTGCGATCGCAATCCGCTGGCTATTAGGAGCCATCCCTTCAAGCGTCTTCTGCCACCCCTGCATATCTGCTAAAGTGACCAAGTGGAGGGGCTTATTGACGTAACTCAAAAAGCGATGAGCATAACGGCGGTAAACATCAATAGTGCGGGGCGATCGCCCGAACAGCCACATCTCGACCAACTGAGCAACAGCATCAGTGGCTAATAAGGCATTTGTTTCGTTAGAGGAAACCGCTCCCATTCCGTACCAGGTGCGTAGGTTTCCCGATCATACCTTGGGTGTTTCCCCCCGAGCGCCATTCACAACATAAGACTCCTGTACTGTCGGTCGGTTTCCCCAAAGGGGGCTACACGCCTCGTTTCCCCGAAATTACGTCTACGTAAGATTCTCGACGTAGAGGGGCTAACCCTAAAAAATTTTAGGAGAAGAAAAACCCTACGCAGTAAACGTTTCAGACGCTAAACTAATTATCACATTGAAAAAAATGTATTACTGTGATTCGATCTGTGGTATGAAGAGAAGGATAAACTAAACGTCTGAGGAGAAAAAATTAACGAAAACAACCGTCGAAAGCCCAAAAAAAAACGGTTCAGTGGTTACCCGCCTACTGACCGCCCAGAGCATTAAACGTTATCGCTTTAATCGCTTCGTAAAATACTATTACCCAATAGTAAACGAAACGATTACCCTAAGCAAGTTATCGGTTCAGTGGAAACCAAAGAACACGTACTAAACTATTGAATTAAATTGTACGCTTAAAAGAGTACTGGCACCATACCCGATAGGTAGAAAAAAGCGATCGCTCTGGACGAAAAAGTTTAAACGGTAACACCTGAGCCTCCACGTCAAATTAGGAGGACAGATGATCGCATCCGTAGACTTTAACTCAGCCCCAACCCCCGAAACGCCCACCCCGTCAGCGTTAGGAGATAACGCTTTAACGAAGAAGAAGCCCCTTACGCCCCTCCAACAACGCCTCCTCGAAGGCTTAAACGTTTTACCGGAGGACATCAGCCTATGCTTGCTCGATGGCGAAAAAGCACCTCACGGCGCTGGGTGGCAGGCTAACCCATTTACGAAAGCTCAGGTGGCTGAAGCCATCGTTAACGGTATAACGCTCCGAAACACCAAGGGGGAGGAGTGGTACCTTGAATCGTCAAAGATTAAAGGGTACGGAATCATCACTGGTACGCTTATAACCGTTAACGGCGAACGTCATTACGTAATGGCTTTAGATAACGATGGCCCCAGCGCAGGCGTAAAAGTTACTGAGTTGTCGGGAGGTCTCGGTTTACCGAAAACTTTAGCCTTCACCAGTGGGCGGGAAGGACGGTGCCAGTTTTTATTAGTTATCCCTGAAGACTTCGCCCCCAACGTTCAGTCAAAAATAATTATCACCCAACCTAAAACTGAGACTCAAGAGTTAGAGCAATTGGAATTCCGGTGGACGGGACACCAAAGCGTTTTACCGCCTAGTGTTCACCCGTTAACGGGTGAGTACGTTTACGTTCAAGGTTGTGCGTTTGAGGAAACAGAAATCGCGATCGCGCCCGATTGGGTACTAGAGCAAATGCTAACGGATAAAGCGCCTACTTCTCCTAATCCAACCGTAGAGGCTCCGCCAAAATTCACACGGACAACGCAAACTAAAAACCAATGGTCTAACCGTGAATGGGCGCTATCGTATCTCGAATCCTTATCGCCCTCACGAGCCGACAACTACGATGACTGGGTAACGGTAGGAATGGCACTCCATAGCGTGGGTGACGATTCGTTACTAGTAGATTGGGATGCCTGGAGCCGGAACTCAACGAAGTACAAGCCTGGGGAATGCGATAAAAAGTGGCGTTCGTTCGGTAAACGTTCAGGGCGAAAACTGGGAACTTTAGGCTTCCTGGCTAAAGTTGACGGGTGGCGATCGCCTTTTGAAAAGCCTTCAGGCCGTAGCTACGCTGGCGGTATCGGTTCGGGTTCGGGCGGCAATGGCGGTAACGGAAATAAGGGACGAGGTACGGGCGGCTCCGGTGGGAGTGGAGACGGAGGCGACGGGAACGACGGGAACGGAGACGATAACGGGAAGGTGGTTAAATTTCCTGGGGCTGACCCAGAAACGCAAGAATGGATCTTTAGCGAAATAGATACCTTCATTGCTCAGGGCGTTACCGGTTCCCAGCTTACGGCTAAACTTAACCGTTTAGCCGCAGCAAGCCAAATTTACGTAGGTGAGCTACGCAAACTTTACTACGAGCGCCTTAACGAATCGGATTTAGAGGTGGAACGGGACGCTAATCAAGGCGAAATTGAAAAACTCCTTACGATAACCGAAACCTCTTTAGATTTAAACGACTACCTTCCATCGTTGTTGGCTCAACCAATAACGCTTTGGTGCAATTGGATGGCTATTCGTCCCGCCGTTGCCCTCACAGCTTTGTTGGCTGGGGTATCGAGTCTTCACGCAGTCGGCACCGAATTAGTTATCCGCCGAAATCAAAACTTTAGGGTTAATGGCTCGATAAACTCGGCGATCGTTAGCGAAAGTGGTCAAAAGAAATCGCCCATTCTGGCCAATTTAATTCGCCTACCGTTGAACAAACTGAGCGAGGAAAAGGAAGACGGTTACAAGGCAGCGATGGAAGATTACAAGACGGCGCTAAAAGCGTGGGAAGCCTCGAAGGATGAAGACAAAGGGGACAAACCCGAAGAACCGGAAGAACCCAGGCTCTATTACTTTACCAACGCTACGGGAGAAGCTATCCCCATTCAGGCACAGAAAGCACCTGATAAGGCACTTTTTGCGCTAATTGATGAGCTATCTGGCCTCTTCAACAGCGCTAATTCCTACCGGGGAGGGAAGGGTAGCGACAAGCAAGATTTTCTTTCGTACTTCGATGGTACAGGGCAAACGGTACTCAGAGCAGTGGGAGTCAAGGCCAAACTTCAACGCATGAACCTCTCGATATTCGGTACTATCCAACCCGAAATACTTAAGCGCCACATCGGGGACTGTTCCGATCCTGATGGTCAGTGGGCGAGATTCCTTTTCGTTAACCAACCGCTCGAAGCTTCAACGCTAGCGGACGACGATGAGGAGGTAGTTCAGGTGCACGAACTGCTCGCCGACGTTTACCGCCAAATTGACAACTTACCCGTAATGGAGTATCGCCTCTCAAGGCAGGCGTTCAAACGTTATCAGCCAGTCTATGCCGAACTCGAACGGTTACGAGTTACTCACCCTAAAGGCGGGATGCGAGCCGTCTACTCGAAGATGGAGGGGTACATCGGGCGTCTGGCATTAAATTTACACGTACTTTGGGAGTTGGCAGCGGGTAAAGCGTGTCCCGATGAGGAGATACCACTTTACATCCTGGAGATGGCGATTCGGTTAGCTAAGTTCTATTTCGGGCAAGTTAAGCTCATCCACGCCGACTCGGATGACGAAAGCGTACCTACCCAAATCCTAAGGCTTGTGGAGTTGTCTAAGAGGTTAGACCTTAACGGAAAAGACGGATGGATTAAGGCTCAGGCGTATCGAGAACAATTCGCCAGCAAGAAACGCCCATCGGCTCAACAGGCGCGTGATTGGATGGTACAAGCCGTAACGCTGGGCTACGGGCGTACCCGTGGTTCGGGTAATCGTTTGGAGTACTTCTGGAAGTCTGGGGAGAACGATGGCGGTAACGGTAATTTTTCTCCCACAGCTCCGCCCAACTTAGGGAACTTAGGGAAACTTAGGGAAGACTTAGGGAACACCCTTCCCTACGTTGAAAGCGTTGAAAATAAAGGATTTGAGGATAACTTAGGGAACTTAGGGAAGGGTACCCCTACCTTTTCCCAAACACCAACTGTGGAAGATTCCTTGCGCCAAAGTGACACACCTTGCGTTGACGTAAGGGAATCAAACGTTGAGGCGATAACGTCAGACCCCCCACCCAACAGTGGAGAATCCTTAACGCCCAATTTCACCGAAAAATCTTTAGAGGGGGGGTCTGTTCCCGAAGCCTCCCTAACTTCCCTAAGTGAACCCGCAAACGTAGACGTAGAGCGCGATACGCACTTAGGGAACAACTTAGGGAACCCCTTCCCTAACTCTTCCCTAACTTCCCTAACTGAGGGTAAGGCTGACGAAGCCCCCCAACTCCGGGACGTAGCACACAAAATGATATGTTGCGCCGTAGCAGCCGATGTGGAAACGCTTTACGCCGAAGTGCCCCAAGACCAGATCCACGCGGCGAAAGAACTTTTAGCCGACGAAGAGCGCCTAACTTTTGAGGCAATCGCTAACGGATGTGCCACTATCTCTCCACGCCTTAACGCCAACTTAAAAGTAGACCCGATAGGTATCCCCGATTGGGAAGCAACGCAAGGCAAGGAAGTATTTGGGGGCTTTAGAGTTGGCGATCGCGTCCGTTTCGACGATGGACGCCAAGGCGTAGTTTGCGATCCGGAATCAGACTCTACGCCCTGCGTGTTAAACGCCCAGGACGAACCGATATGGTACGAAGACTTAGTCCCTGTGTGGTTTGACGTTTACGAAATAGGTCAACCCGTGGCTTGGTTTATGGCGGAGATGCTTAGTATCGTTGGGGCGTCGGAGGTCCAAACCTAACGCCAAACCTACCCCCACGCCAACGCCAGGGGGTTCACAAATCCCAACCCCCCTGGCAACAAATTCCACCCTTACCCCTCCCTATAACCATGCCTAAAAAGAAAAGTACTCCTACCGAAGCTCAACCGAAGAAACCACAGGTGCTTGCCTTAAAGAAAAATCCTTCCACGCCACCCCTTGAGGCTCACGTAAAAGCCGATGCGCCCCTAACGCTAGAGATTGAATCTGACCCACCTGTGGTATCGTCCACAGAAACAACGCCTGAGGTGTTAGCCGAATCCGCTGATGCTCTACCCCAGACTGAAACTATAACGTCAACGGCTGAAGCTGAATTAAAACCCGGTGCCCCAAGTCCGACGCCAGGAACTAAATCAGTGCGTCCTGTACTCAGGAAAAAATCCGATCGCGTCGGTGAGGGTGAGGTATCAGTCGATGCGTCAGGTACTCCTGGATTGGTCGATAGCCCTGGAGACGACGCCCTGTTTCAGGCTGTGGGTATCATCGTTGGGGATGTAACTTTTGATGATGACGGTAAAGGAAAGGTTTCCTTTGGGGGCAAAGACTTCCCCTTGTTTTACGCGTCCTCACACAAAAGGTCTTTCCTGGCGTTACAGATGCAAATAAAGAATACGGGCGTTTCGTGTCAGAGGCTAATCGTATACCCCCGCATTACCCACTTTCCCAAACGAGAGCAGCCGCACTTGGTAAGTTTTCAAGTCGTGGGTTTTTTGCCAGAGGGTAAAGAACAAGACGCTGGGGGTATTGCCAAAACTCTAGGGGATTTCGAGTTTAAGTTAGCAGGGCTTTGGCAGTTTATCCCCGTTTGCCAGACCCCATGCGTGTCGGTTTTTAAAAATTATACGACGGAACGTAAGGACTTTATCAAGGCCGCCGACGTAGCGGTTAAAGTTAAATTTATGAAGGGAAGTCATATTCCTTTAACGTGGAAAGACGCTCCCGTCCGTCCGTTTCGGTTTAACCCTAAACTCGATAAAGAACATCAGGGACACGCTGCTTTCGTTCAAGTCAAAGCCTTATTCGTACCAGATAAGGATGTGTTTCAAGTTTTAGCGTTAACTTCGACGCCAGCATCTAATCCGCCACGTTTTTTGAAGGCAGGGAAAAAGGATAAGCTCCAGGTGGCCTCCGATAAAATCAGAGCGGCGAAGGGAGTTAAGGGAGATCAAGTGAAACCTCAAGTTGTTAAAAAGTAGCTCTCTGGGGTTAGGGTTTCAGCATGACTTTTACTTTAACTTCTCGCTCATTCCACCCCCATTGATCGCCAGCGGGGAGTCGTTACGGGACGAACCGATAACTTTTACTTTTTGGTTTTTGGGCGAGACGCTCGAAGACTCGAAGAGAGCTTCGCTATCGCCTCTTTAACGCCTAAGTAAAAGTAATGGTTATTGCACGGAAATTTGAGTATAACGCTTGAATTGGGGTTTTTATTTAAAGTCAGAGTCCGAATTAGATTTTCGTTCAAAGTTAAAGTTGCTTAGCTAGTCAACTTTAACCTCATACGCCACCCTTTAAAGTTTTGGAGGTTGACTTTTAGCGTAAAATCTGATGCGCCAACTTATGCGTCAAACCCGTTGACCTCAAGCTTAAAATTTAGGCGACTGGCGCTGACCTCAAATTTTCGCTCACGCTCACGCCCTGACCTCAAGTTTTGGGGTGGCATCAAGATGGCCTCAAGGTTTAGGGACTTAACCTCAACTTGCCCTAAAGGACACCTAAAGCCTCCCTAAAATTAACCTCAAAGAGTAAAAGGTTGAGGTTAAGGACACCTAAAGTAAACCTCAAAGTTTGGGTTTTGAGGTCAAGGTGGCCTCAAGTGCCCTTCATTTGGCCTCAAGTTGGCCTCAAGCGATCGGAGATTAACCTCAAGGCGACCTCAAACTTTTGACCCAGACCTCAATGCTGAGGTCAAAATCTTGGGTCAGCCCTCAACGTTGACCTCAAACTTTTGACCCAGACCTCAACTCCCAGCCCCCAACGCTTAAACGAGCAGTCGCCTCACGATTTGGGTTTAAGGAACACCCGCTTCCAGCGTTGAGCGTTGCGTTGAGTCAGTTTACGCTCAAACGCCTTACTTAAAGTTTAGCGCTACTTAGTACGCTTATAGTACGTCGAACGGCTAATCCCCAAAGATTTGCAGATGTCGGCAACGGAATCCGTCGAAGTCTCAGCCAGTTTAGCGGCTTGGGCTATCTTCTTTTCGGTAATCGTTTGTTTACGTCCCCCTTTACGTCCACGAGCACGGGCAGCGGCTAACCCTGCCATCGTGCGTTCACGGATAACGTTACGTTCAAATTCCGCCAGAGAGCAGAAGATGTGGAAAATGAGTGTACCGTTGCTGGTTGTGGTGTCAATACTTTCCGTCAAACTAGCGAACCCGATTCCCTTGGCGTTAAGGTCTTCTACGAGTCCGATGAGGTGTTTTAGGGAACGTCCCAGACGGTCGAGACGCCAAACCACAAGGGTATCACCGGGGCGTAGATGTTCCAAAGCTTTATCGAGTCCAGGACGCGACTCTTTAGCGCCACTCGCCTTGTCCGTAAAGATTTTTTCGCAATGGGCTTTTTCCAAGGCGTCCGTTTGCAAATCCAACGTTTGCTCGTCCCGGCTGACACGGGCGTATCCGATTTTCACGGTTAGAGTGTCCGATAACTCATCTACTCTATTGTCTCACGAGACACTGATTAAGAGACGAGTTAAGCGACACGAAAACCGGGGATTTGGGGGTACGTCTTGTCATTTTCAGAAGACGACTGCAATAACCAGAAGAGGAGTTCAGTAACGTCATTAGACGACTTCATTGCAAGGTCTTTTATTGAACTCCTGTTCTGTACTCTGCAACGATGCGAGAGACGGTAGGTGGGCTGACATTGTATAGCCTTGCCATCTGGGCGGCAGTTTTACGTCCTGACAGGACGTTCTGTGCAATATCGGCACGCTGGATGGTAGAAAGTTTCTTGCGCCTCCCTCCAACACGTCCTTCAGCACGGGCTGCGGCTAGACCAGCGTTGGTGCGTTCGCGAATCATGGCACGCTCAAACTCGGCAAAGGTGCCAACCATGTTCATCATCATGCGACCTGCCGGTGTGGAGGTGTCAATCGCTTCCGTGATACTGGAAAAATGGGCTTTGGCAGCATCAATCTTCTCCATAATCAGCAGCAAGTCTTTGAGAGAGCGGGAGAGGCGATCGAGTTTCCAGACGATGACGGTGTCACTTTGTCTCAACTGCTCCAGCATCTTATGAAGTTGCGGACGATCCCAACGACCACCAGAGGCAGACTCTTCAAAAATGCGCTCGACTCCAGCTTCCTGAAGAGCCTTCTTCTGGAGCGCATTGCTTTGGTCATCACCCTTTGAGATACGAGCGTAGCCGAATAACATGGCAGTACCCTTTCGCAAATGAACGTTTATGAAAGCCTTGACCCGCCCACGACAGATCACACTCCAGCTTCTTTCATAAACCTATTACATTAAGCCACCAAAAAGTAAAACGTTTTTGAAAGAATTTAGGTTCCCTCACGACGAAGAGCCTCGAACAAATCGTCCACTTCCTTTGGTGGTCGTCCATATGCCTTGAGGAAGGCGACTAGCGGTTCGGCAGCCGTTGGATCTGCTTTGATATCGGATATTAAATCATTAATAGCTTTGTGGACACGTAACCAACAGGGACTTGTACC